GCTTGTTTTATTGCTGATGAGTTATATAATCCTTGTGCCATTTTTTATTAATTAATTGTTATTATTATTATTACATTTTTAATCAGTAAACTAACTTTATTTACTGCTTTGGAACACTTCTGAACCAACAGAAAATAATTCAACTTCTGTAGTAGAATCATTTCTAAATTGAACTTCTGCATAATATCCTTTTAAATTTGATGTATTTGCTCTAGATTCTTTTGCAAAGAATATATAGCTACTATTAGTAGGCGGGTCTACATTAACAGGTATTTGTGCTGTAACTGTTGTGTTGCCATTGGCGGCTACAGTTATACTTGCAATAGCGCCTATTTCGATAATAGTATCACCACCATCATTAGTATAATATAATACATCTCCAATTTGCGCTGATACATTCAACGCAAACGGGAATAGTAAAGTTATTAATTGTGTATCCATTTTATATTTTTATTATGTACAACCTGTACCTCCTCTTGTTATAGTTGTATTTGCTGAATCTGCCGCTTCTGGATCCCATCTTTGACCACAGAAAGTATTACCANTTGTTTCATTTCCAACCGATATATTTTGTAAATTACCGGTACAATCTATATATGTTATAGTTGTTGTTTTGGATGTTTTACCAGTATACACATATGTATATGTATAACAATTTGCAGAACAAGCACCAGCGTTTGTAATTGCAACTGTACCATCTCCACTTGTTGTATATGTTGCAGCTGGAGTAGTTAAACCACAGAATGTAAATGAATCACCATTAGGTACTTTTATAGTATAAGTTTTACCACTACAAGCTGTGAAATCTAAAGATCCACCTCTAGGTGCACTACCCGCATTATCATTAAGTGTCCAAGTACAACATGTATTTGTGCTGCCAACTGTTATTAATGATGTTAAATCTAATGTAAATGTTTGTGAAGTATCCCCATACTTTTCAATAATTCCATTAACTTTTATAGTAACAGTGGTTTGGTCCGCGGATAAAGTTGCTGTTACTGGTAATTCTAATACACTCCCTTTTCTATTGCTAAATTTTAACTCAGAGCCTCCTTCAGCAACAGTATATGGTAAATGTAACTGTTGAGGTGTTACAGTTAAATTATTACTAGCTATACTAGAAACTGTACATACAGGTGGTGTGCCAGCAGTAGTAACACTATAAGCGGCATTAGGGTCAGCCGCTTCCATCCTCATACCTGTGGCAATACCAGTTACCACCGCTACAGGCACCGTAGTGCTTAACTGTACTTCCTCTGTATTTTCTGTTGTATATTCAGTTAGGTTTGTCCAAGAGACTGTAGGGTTAGAAACTAAAGATATAGCTTGTCCAGCTGCCGCTGTAACTGTCCACTTTATTGTATTATAATAATTACTACTACCAACTGAAGGAGAAGAATTTGAAGGATATGTTCTTGTTATTGTAGTGCTTGCTTGTTCAGCATCATTTAATGCCGCAGATGTAACAGTTAAATTAGCGCCAGTAGTATTAAATGTTAATATTACTTTGCCATATTGATTTATACAAACAGGATTAATTTGCGGGAATGGTTCTATTAAATCCCCATCTAAAGTAAAACAATATTGGTCGGCTGTTGCAGATGCTGGTATTTCTATATTAACATCTACATACCCAGAAGCTGGTATAGTTTGTATAGGCGTTATTGAATAAGAATAAACAATTCCGCTATCTTCTGGTAATGTAAGTATTTCCCCATTGCTAGATTCTAAAGTAAATGTTGCGCCAACATTACCATATACACGCATTGTTTTTTGGCATCCATCAGGCCCTACGTCAGAGGTATCTAATGTGTAATTTGTTATTTTAATTTCAGGTACTTGTATTTGAGTAGGTTGAAATAATTTAATCCTTACTTTATCATTTATTAAATAAGCATCACTACCTTCGCCACATTTATCAGTAAAGGTATAGTTTACACTTATTGTAGTTGATGTTACCTGCCCGTCTGAATTAGTAGTATTGGTTTCTGTAACGCTATATTGATTAGAGTCTGATACAAATAATTCTGCAGACGGAATAGTTTGATTTGCAAAAAAGTATCCACTTTGACACGTATATGTTCTTGAAAATAATGTAACTGTTTGCCCTTCTACGCCACAGACATTAAATATTGTGTTTTCTGGTATAGGACTACCAGTTTGAATATTATAATATGTGCTTCCTCCAGAAACTTCTAAATCTATATCGCAGCAAAGCTCACTTATAACTGCCTCGCCAGAAATACAAAGAGCTAAATCAACATTAGCCGCGGGCATTGTAAATGGATTATCAAAAGTAACTGTGCATAATACATTATTGCCATCTTGAGTAAATATAACAGTATTTATATAATTTAAATCTGTATTTGTCCAAGAAAAATCATTGGCATTAATTGAATAACCTTCATCTGGTGTTATTGTTAATACAGCAGTAGGATGAGTATTATATACATTTGTACCAGAAACTGCAGTATAAACTACGGATGTTATTGTATAATTATTTAAAGATGTAGGCATATTAACAGTTATTTAATTGATTCATAGTCTTTATTTGAGTTATAATTCCATTTTCATAAACGACAAATTTAAATACACCGTTCATATTAGGCCAATTAGCATTAGTATTCCAATTTTGTATATTAAAAGTCCAACTACAAGTATTATATGTAGTGGTACTAGGGTTTTGGCCACTTGATTGTATACAATCATTAGAATCAATATGATTAGAATTCCATGCAAATATACCATCATCGCTGTTGCCCATTGGAGTATCATCCATGTTATAAAGCTGTGTCCCAACTTGTATTCCATCCCCTGGCGCATATTTAAAACTAGTACCTATTCTATCGGTATTTGTATATCCGCCAATTGATGCTAAAAATTCAAGAATTCCACATTTAGCTGTTTGCGCTCTATCTGCTGGGGCAGTTGATGAGTAAGCTGTTAGCAGGTTTAATACTGGTCCATTATTTTTACAAGCTATGCCGGTTGTTGCTGTAAATGTTATATAAGACGCAGGTTGAGTACATGCCGCCAATGTATTATATTGTGTTTTTGCAGTTATTTTACTATTTTCAACAGTTATAATATAATATGTATCAGGCACTGTAGCGGAGTTGTCATTTGCATTTAATGCACTATCACTTGGATCGCCTTGTCCTATATATAAATATTTACCATCCCATGCAGAACCAATTAAATTAAAGGGAGCAAATTCTTCATGCAGATAAGTACCTACTTCAATTCCCGCGCTAGCTAAGTGGTTGAATTTTTTAGACTCCTTAGTAATATTAGTAGCACCTACGGGATATTCATTATAAAATGTTTCAATAGCACATTTTACATTTTGATCACTAGTTTCGGGTCTAATATCTGTAGTTCCGTTAGAGCCTCCCCATAAATACCAAAAATAACTTTTATAATTAGGTGTTTCAGTTGATTCTGTAGAACAAGAAGTATCTACACTTACTGTAATATTATATGTAGTAGGATTACTAGATGTTACAGTTGCATTACCTATACCCTGAACTGGGAATGCACTACTATCTATATTATTGTCACAATTATCTACATACCTATTTGTTAATCCTTTTATTTTTTGGAACCATTTATTTTCTTTCTTTTTAAATTCTTTTATAGAACCTTCTTCAATATCTGTATTTATATAATTAGTATACCAACCAGTTTTTGATAAAGTTTCACTATTAATTAGTGATGGCGTTATTTGCTGGTGGATTACTTGGTCCATAGTTAATCCGCTTAATCCAGAAGACGTTCCGTATGTATATCTTCTAGAACTTGAGCCACTAAAGTTTAATGTTTTAAATCCTTTTACAGTTTCTGTGGCATCATTTAATACAACATTTACAGAACTATCATATTGTGTATCATATATATTATTATATGTATCATTAGAATATTCTTCCCAAATTAACCCTTTGTTAAAAGTATAATACCTATCATTTATAGATACACCACTTTCCAAAGGATATACAGAACTACCTGATTTTGAATAATAAGATTTTCTACTAGTCCATCCACCGACAGTTTCTTTAAATGATAATGTTGTAGTATATATATTATCTGTAGTATCATCGGCCACCTCACAATGCGTTCTATCTTTAGGTGTTGAAGATAATTTATCTTGCCACTCCGCAGTTAAAGAATCTAATGTTAAATTATAATTTTCTTTATCATCATCATAACTACCTATAATTTTAGTACATACAGGCAAATTATCAGAAAAGAAATCAGCCATTCCTTTTAATGCAATATTAGTAATACCGTCTTGTGATAATCTAATTATTGCACCTCTATTTTTATCTGCAAAATAGCTTCTAAATCCATAAGCAGAAAATGACTCTGGATTTTTACTAATACCAAATTCACCAGCATAAGGCATTGCTTGCCCCAATACTTTGTTGTTAGATATAAGCTGTGGGTTCCCGCTGGCTTCAAATAAAGCATCTTTATTGGCTAATATTTGCAAACACTTATCTTCGCATAAGGTAATTAAATTGGTGTTCCTAGAATGCAGTTTTTGAATACTGCCATATTCTGGGTTTAAGTCTTTTGTAATAGGTTCCCCTTGTATAAATTGATTAGTTCTATTTATACCAGACATAGAATTATATATACCAGAAAATATTAATCCACTGCCTCTTCTTTCTTCAGCATAAGGCCCTTCAAATATACTAGATACTTTTACACCTTTACCAACAATAGGGGCATTAAAATCATCTCTAATTCTATCAGATTCTACAGCATTACCGAATGAATAAACATTAGAATAATCTAATACTTTAGGTGAAGCGCCGTTAATTTCGGATATAGGAAATGCTTTACTTGCTTCATAATATATATCAATATCAACAGCTTCTTTTGGCTCTGTTTCAAATATAGCTGGGTTTGTAGATGATAAAATAGAATTATTATCTGAAGATGAAGAATCTTCTGTTCGCACTTCAATACCCGCAAGCTTTCCTAAAGCAGTAGCAGATCCATCTCCAATCCATTCATCTCCAAAGCTACCCAGCGGCTCTTCTAATTCTAAGGCTATAGCTATATGCTTATTTTTTGAAGAATCTACCATGCAATTACTATCACAATCACTACATACAAATTTTTTTCTTCCTCTCCATTGTCCACATCTGTAATGGCGTTTAACCGTATATTCCCCTGAAACAAAATCAGCATTATCTGTACCAGCCTTACCAACTAATCTTATTTTAGCACCCTCAGCTAAATCAGTCATAGGTTTACCAGTATATTGTAAACCATGAGTACTAAATTCTTCTTCATCAACAGTCCTACGCCCAACATAAACCATTGAAATATATTTCCCACCTACATAAGGGCGATTATAAACCTCATGCATTTTTGTCTCGGGGTCGCTATTAGGTGGGCCACCATGATTGCTGGTTGTATTTTTAGATCCATTTCCACCGCCTACAAGATCACCCATTAATTTATATTTACCATTACAAGGGCTCCATCCGCAGGCATCACCAGGATATACAGCAACTCTAGTGTCTGAACCTCTATCCCCCCAATAAAAACCAAAACCATCAGATTCCTCATCACAATATAAATCCTCGTTTACAAATGTTCTGGTTCCTCCGTCTCTTTGACTTACATATATAGAAGCTGAAGTGCTATAATTTTTATTTAAAGTTGTAAAAGGTTTAACTATATTAGTTTCAAAATCAGTATCTTTATTTATTTTAACAAAAAACCTGCCTTCAAATTCTGGTAAATTATTAGGCATCCTTTTAAATAGCCTCATTGTAACTAATGTCCCATTGGGCAATCCATTAAGGCCCATAAATGCAGCAGAGCTTCCCATTTTTTTATCTAATGTAACTTTATAATCTCTACTATCAGCATCACCCGTAACCGGGCCTCCGCTTAATACACCTAATAAATCGGTCTTATTAGAAGTATATAATATTTGTATCTCTACATCCCCATTAAAACCTTGTCTAAATTGTGGGTTTTCATCAACTTTTGGACCTTTAAAATTTAATTCTGAAAAGTCAGAATCAAATCCAGAGACAACTTCAATTTCGTAATCAACAGCAATACATTTTTTAGTATTAGCTATAAAATCAGGGGCTGAGTTTTCAATATCTAATATTTTGTATCTACAAGGGCCAATAGAAGGATTATTATTATCATGCTGTTTTTTTAGTATAAGATACGTTTCCATATCAACTTTATTTCTTTCTGATGAAGGAAAGCTAAGCCATACATTCCCATCTTCTGCTGGATAATATCTATCTAATGCTAAATTATAATATTCATTAGATGTATCTTTAATAAAGTATTTAGCATGAGTAATCCAACTTGGCATATTAGGTATCGTTTCTAATTTAGCCGTTAATTTATTTACTTTATCAGCATTCTGTTTATCAATTTGGATAGTTGCATCAGAATTTGTAAATACAGGTGTTTGTCTACCATAGGTATCTTGAAATACAATTCCTAATTGATATTTTCTTATTGTTTTAATTGAGCTAAAAGGCCTAAGAGAATTATTGTTTTCAGCAGCATCAATTTCAGGGTCATTACCTGGGTGGGTATTATTAGATGTATTTAATATTAATTTAGATTTTGGTACATCAAAATTTTGTGTATAATTAGCATATATTAATCTATTTGCAGATATTTCTTGCGCTAAAGCTTTTCTTGGAACATTATCCCATGGTCTAAGCAATTGGTTTGCCTCTACAGTTTTGCCAATTAATTCTGTCTTTAATTGAAAAGATGTTATTGATTTGTCTTTTATAGTATCAACTACATATATATTATTTGATCTAGATTTTTTAAATAAAATATCTACTTCAACAACCTCTGCACTTCCCCATTCCCAATCTTTTATTATTAATGACCTTATATGGTTTTGCATACCTAAATTATATCCGTCTGAAGATAAATATTCAAAATCATCGCCTTCAAAAACAACTTGTGTAAATGGTGAAAAACAAGAGTACTCCCCGTTTTCATATTTCCATCTATATGCAAACCTAGGAAATTCAAATTCAAACATTGGATCTTTTTCTTCCAATAACGCTTCCCATGTTATTAAAATAGATTCATTATTAATATCAACTTGCCTTAATATATTTGAAGGTATAGATAATATTCTTCCCGTAATATATTGTCCATTTGGATTTTGGGTAAGTACTATTCTTATTTGATATTCATCTTCATTATTATTATCACCTACAATACTACCTGATAAAACTATTATATCTCCTTCTAACCAACCAGTAGGGGCTTGATTAAAAGGACCTATAGTTACAGTTTCCATATTGTCTTGGTATTTTCTATTTTCTTCATCTAATAAAGAATCTTCATACCATTCGCCATATGTAGGCAAAGGCCTATATCTTACTGCTAAATATTCAGTAGCTGGATATGTTATATATGTAAAATTTTCATATGTATCTCCAGTTTCTGGGTAATTACTTGTGAAATTATATATAGTGGATATTGGCGTAACCCCAGTTCCTGGTACTTCTACGCCCTCTGAAGACCTAGTGGATGTTGCAACGTCAATTGCCGGTGCGGTTAAAGGAGATTTTTTAATTACTGTTATGTCAGCTTCAACAAAATCTGCGCCCAAAGGAGTTTCATATTCTCCATTAGAAGTATTATATGTGGGTATTTTAGAATGTATATGAAAAGTACTAGAACCTTTTTTAAATTTTTTTATATTTATTTTTTTTGGCTCTGTTTGATTATCAGTCCAAAATAATAAATCATCTACTATATTTATACCAGTTATATGATTTTTACTTTTAAAACTAAGTATACCTTTAGTGTCAACTAAAATAGGTACAACTACTTTTGTTTTGGTATTATATTCTGCTATTGCGCTAACATTATCACTTGCAATAAACCAGTATATACACTCAGTAGGCTCATGCCTTATAGATCCAATACAAACAGGATTTGATAAACTACTTATATAATCACTATCAGCCCAATCAGATGTAGATACAATATTGCTTATGCCGCTACCTAATCCTTTTTTCTGAGTATTACCTTTGATGTTTTGCAATGCGCCAACATGACTATCTTCAGATGTAGCCACTGTAACATTTAATGCATCTCTATACTCGCCATTTGGTACCATTCTTTCGTCGATGTCTTTATTCATTCGACCCGACGTAAAGTTATGAATTAATTCCGGCATATTTTAGTGTTTTATAAATTTAGATTTACCTCTCATTACTTGAGCTAATTCTTCTGCTTTTAAATTACTTAGTCTTAATTTTGCTTTTCTAGTTTCAGCAAACCTTTCTTTTTTGAATCTAGCAACTAAATACTCAGGTGTATTTGCCCTTGTTGCTAAAATAGCATGTGCAATATACTTATACATTGCTTCTTCAGCAAATTTATGAACTAGCATTTCGTCATCTGTTCCTAAACTGTCGCTTATATATTTTAAAGTGATTATTTTGCCAGTCATACTTGAATCAAAATATATCATACCTTTTAAAGGATCAATAAAATATGAACCATTTGATTGCGCATTTTCAGGATTTAATCCATATCTTTTACCAGCTAATCCATTATTCCTAGGATAATGAGAATCAGTTCTTGTTTCACTAGTTGTAGCGTTTTCAAACTTTTTCCAGGTCTCTGAATTATATGCTGTTAATAAAGTGCCATCATTATCAAAAGAATAATTAAAATCTCCATCTTGTAATAAAGCTTGCGGGTTGCTAGTTTTTCTAGCAGGGTAAATAATTCTTTCAATACCATCTGCATCTACCCATGACAATTTAACATAGTTTACATAATCATGTGGCAACTTCATAGTAAGGGAAGGTGGTATTTCTATTTCTTGTGATTTCTCTGACCTTAAAGTATCATAACTAAATTCAGCTAAACCCCTTTGCGCGTGAAAAGCCACATCTACTCTTCTAGCTTTACTTATTATTTTTTCTTCACCAACATAAGATATAATAAAATTATTTATTATATTTTCTAAAGTAACATATTGATAATCGCCATATTCTTCAGCAATTAATGTTTCTCTAAATAATATAGTTAATCCTGTTAAAGGCGCGCCGCTGGCAGCCTGCACATCTGTATTTACATCTGTATTAGTAAAAACAATATTATAAGAATCATCTGCAGTTGTATCGCCTGGNGATGTTCCATTATAAGAATAATTACTTTTACTTATTTCAATNTCATTTATAAATACTTGTATATCTGCTTGCTGCGTAGGTCTTGTTGTAAAGTATGCCGTTGTTACATTAAATGTAACTGTTGTTCCATCTCCTGTAAAACTTTGACTTTGGTCATAATACCCTTGTTGTGTTCCTTCAAATAGTGGCATATCTTATTGTTTTTCTTGTTGTATTGTTTGTATTTCTTCTTGATTTGCAATTTGATACATTTGAACTTCTTTAGTAGATAACCCAGCTAGTTCTAATATTTTTTCTACTAACGCAACCTCTTCAGATGCATGAACTTCAAAATTAGTACTTGTTCCTGCATTATATAAAGCTTCGCCATAAACCATATTATATCCCCAATTAGGAGCCGCTGGTCTTGCTATTAGGTTACAAGTAACACTAGCAGTAATAGTAATGGGATATACTTGAATTGTGAATTCACCTGTTTTTATATATGCAGGTCTAATTAAGTTTGGAGTTGTTAATGGAGAAGATTGGATTTTTCTTAAATCGCCTTTGTTTATATGCTCTATTGTAACATATGGTCTATCTGCGCTTTCTTTATACATTAAATCTCCCATTCTATAATGTGCAGGTAAAGTTCCAGCTCCACCAGCACCCATTGCTACATCTTGATTAAATTGCTCAAATATACTTATTTTTTCTTCAAGTATATTTAACATATCTGAATATTCAGTATTATTCCCAGACATTCTTCCAAATTGATTAATATCATAAAAATACTGCTCAAATATATCTAGTTGNGCTTGTTCAGCAAATAGATTAAATTCTTGAGGAGTGACATATCCACGTTGCTCTTTATTAAGAACACTCAAAACAGTTTGGTAAACAGCATCTATATTTACAGCCATAATTAATAAGGGAATTTTTTATTTAAATATTCTTTACGCTTACCACAGCCGCAATCTTGGCCTGTAGCTTCGCTAATTTTTTCTACAACTTTTTTTATTCCAGTTGCTTCTGTAATGGCCTCAACGGTATCGCCAAAACCACGATGTTTCATTTTAAAAGCCATANNTAATATNTTTAGTAAATACAGCCGCCATTAAGACGGCTGCTTTACATTGTTTTTATTTAACTTTCTTTGCTAAAACCTTATAAACTTCCATTCCTTCATCTGTCTTAAACCATGCGGCTAAAGCGCTATAAGGATGTTCTTCATAAGGAACAACACATAATTTTTTACCATTTGGATAAGTAAATAATCTTTGATCCGCTGATAATTTTATATGATTTTGTTCCACAGCTTTTGCTCCAAAATTTCTAAGCTCAACATTTTCATCATTAGCTAATTGTAAAAATACACTTGGTCTTCTTCTAGCCATTAATAATATATCTCGCTTAATTTCTTTACTACTCATATCTAAGACTTCACTTCCAATTTCAGCTCTTAATATAGCTTCTGCATGTTCAATATCAATTGTTGTTGCCGCGTTCATAGCTGCTAATTGGTATTCTAAATCTCCTAATTCGTCAGTAGCAATTTTTACTTCATCATATTCCTTAAATACATCATTTGCCATAGGGTGATAAACAGACATTAATAATTGTAAACACTGATCTTCTTTCCCAACAAATAATTTACCATTTCTTAACACAATTCTACCTAAAGTAGATTCCCCCTTTTGTTCATCAACAAATGGAGTAGGTTGATTAGTGGCATATTTAAGTTCTCTATTGTAACCTTTTTCTGGGTCAAACCAGAGTAGAGGTCTTTTTGCAGTATGCATTGATGCAATACTAAATACTAAAGGTTTATTTCTACCAGTTAAGGTATATAACCTATCTTTAATTTCCCAGCCTTTTGGCTTGGTCAATTGTCTTTCTTTTTTTGTTTTTTCCATGATATAATATAATTAAATAATTTTAAAAATAAGGTTACTGGGCGCCCCTTGAGCAAAGCTTTTTGGCGCCCCTGTATCCTTAATAAAATGTATTATGAGTTNTTCAATAATACAAAGTTGTTAGCCGCTTGTACACATAAACATCTTTCTGATAAGAAATTTACTTGCATAACGTCTAAGTCAGAAGTATAAGCACCACCAACAGAACCAGTAATCCAAGACTTCAATCTTCTATCGTCAGCTTCAGAAGCTCTATAACGAATATGTAAGAATGGTCTTGAAATATTTCTACCCATATTTTGATCATATACAGTAGAAGTTCCAGCAGGTACCATTATACCTTCAACATCAGAAATTAATCCTCTTGTAGTTGAATCATTTAAGTATTTCCAATCAGACTTATAGAAATCATAAGAACCTCTTCTAAATCCAGAGAAACCTAAATTAAGAGCCATATCTGCAGAGTTATCAAATACTCCATAAGAAGTACCATCAGCTCCGTAAGAATTTTGATTAGCTAACATTTTGTCAATAGCAAGCGCAGTGCTTCTATTTAAGAACATCATGTTCTCTTCAATAGCACCTTGCTTATCAAGCTCTTGTAAAATATTATCAAACTCATCAATACCACCGCCTGGGTAAGAGTTACCAAAGCTTTGATCGTTATATACTAATCCTCTATTTTCAACTGCAGAGAATAAACCTTCAGAACCTGCAGGAGCAGCTCCTAAATCAGTAGTTCCTGCAACACCAGAAGCAGCAACAGCTTTTTCAGCCTCAATCATTGCCATTTCTAATTTGTCTTCAAATCTAATTCTTGTTTCAGACTCAGATTTTAAGTACCATAAGTAACCAGAAGCACCAGCCTCAGTAGCTACTTCAACCCAGCCAATTTGAGCAGTATCAGATCCAGCGATCTTATACTTAGCTTTCATAATGATTGGTTTGTTAGAAAACTTCATGAATGGAGCATCAACTGATTGTTGCTCTTCGTTGTCAGTTCCTTTTCCATACTCAGAACCATAAATAAATAGTTTTACTGCACCTGCAGAAAAACCAGCGTCGTTTCCACCTGCTAATACAATACCAGCATATGAATATGCAGATACGTCAAATGTTACACCACCACCAGCTTTACTTACTATTCTTGCTTTTACAGTTTTGTTTCCTTGAGCAATAACTACTGTATCACCAATAGAATATAAAACTATTTGTTGTGCAGCAGTTAACCCTTCACCATCAGTATCAGTTACTAAAGTAACTCTATCGCTAGTTGCGTTAACGTTTGCAATTGTAGCATTATTAGATGCTACGTGGATTCTTCCTTGCTCAGACCAAACAACTTCATCAGAAGCCATTGGCATTTCAGCTCCAACCATTCTTAAAAATCCAGAAATAGTACGGTTACCGTATCTTTCTACTTCTTTTTCATAAACTTCTGGTAGGAATTGTCTAGCAAAGTTAAAATCATTATCGGCGATGTTCAGATAATTATCATCAAACGCCAGTTTGTTGGGGCGCGGGGTTACGTGTAGTAACTCAGCACCAGTTCCAGCTAAAGCCATAATTTTAATTTTTAATTGTTAATTATTGTTTAATTTATCGTTTTTTAAATCCCCATTTAACTTCGTTTCCACTTGCATCAACAGATCTATAAACAGTTCCTTTGATTTCGGATTTTTGATGCCCTTGTCTAGGTGCCATGCTAACATTCTTTGCTTTTGCAATACTGTCTTTCATAGCGTCTGCTTTTCCCTGCTCATAAAAATGGTTCGCAATTGCATCGGGATTCATTGCTGTGAATAAAGATTTATGATACCCTGCTGCGTCTTGCATTTCATTGTTTTTGTTTAAGAACCTCTTAACAAAATTAGAAATATCGCTTTGTGTATCTTTTACTTCATTCGCGTTCTTAACATTATATCTATACCTTTTATCTCCTACCTTATATTCAAAACCTTTGAAGTCCTTGTTGAAAACTTGGTTAGTCCTGTTATCGAACGTTTCTTTTTGCTTTTCAGCAATTTTTTTATCCTCATTATATCTATTAAAGAAATTTATAGCTTTTTGTTGTTCTGGTAATAATTTAGAACCAGCTTTAATTTCTTCGTAATATTGAGCTTTCATGCTATTTAAGTGGTTTTTAGCATTTGCTAATTCCTCTTTCCTAGCTAACTTTTTTCTTTTAATTTCTCTTTCATCATCTTCATCTTCATTATATGCAAAATTATCTTCTATTAAGAAGTTAATTTCACCCTGATCAAGATGAGGTTTAGTTACACTATAATACTCACTTAATAATTGTGCCTCATTTAATTTATCAACATCTTGATTAAGTTTTACATAGTCTTCTAAACTACCTCCTGTTTCATCCATAAAGTTTATAACTTTTTGAATATCTTCAGGAATTTGAGCCCCAGTTTCTTTAGCGTCTTCAACTGCTTCAACAATTTCTTCTGCTAAATCCTCAGCCTCTTCTTTAATTTCTTCTTCACTAATTTCTTCTAATACAGGCAGCTCAGCGCTTTCTACCGTAGCTTCTTCAGTGGTTTCTTTTTCTTCAACTACTTCTTCAGCAGCATCTTCAACAACCTCTTCCTCTTTAGGTTCTTTAGTTTCTTCATCTTTAGGCACTAAATTAGTAAAATCAATTTTATGCACACCGTCTTCTTTTACGGTTACTTCAGGAACTAATTCCTTTTCAGCCGAAGGCGTTTTGGTTTCTTTAACCTCTTCTACTACCTCTTCGACTACTTTTTCATTTTTTTTAGCCATAATAAAATATTATAAAATTATACAATTAATATTACTGAGGTTCAAATGAACCCAAGTCAAATCCTCCACCCATTATATCATTACCAGATGACTCAAAATTTTTAGGCGGAGCGTCATTCTGTCTTTGAGCTATCAACTCACTTTGTTGAGTAGCTTGTATTTTTGTTCTATCGTCTTTACGATCTTCTTTATATTTTTCTTTTTGTTTTGCGCCTTCAGTTTCTTGGCCCTTTAGCTGCATATTAAAATCAAACTCTAAAGTCATAAGGTCTTTTTTAAGCAATGCCTCTTCTTTCATTTGCCTAGATTTTATTTCACCTTTTAATTTTTCTAATTCACTTTCTATTTGAATTAAAGCTTGTTTCTTTTCAACTTCAGCTTGTGCTGCAACTTGTTGAGCCTGCGCATTTGCTTGTGCTTGTGCTTGAATATTTCTTTCTTGCAGTTCTTGTTCTTTTTCTTGTTTTTTCTTACGTCTTACTTTTAAAAGTTGATTTGCAAGTTTTACATTTTTTATTTCTCTTAAATCAATAGCATCTTCTAAATCAATTAATCCACCAGCAACTGCTGCTTGTATATTATTTTCAAGCATTTGTTTTTGTTCTTCATCTGGAGCCATTTCAATAAATATACCAAAATCATATAAATGTAGTTCAGACATTTCTTTTAATGTACCAACATTATGATTACCTATTTTATGAATAAATGCTTCTGCCGTAGGTGAATATTCTAATATATCTGATATTCTAAGTGATAAACCTTCTGCTAATTCTTGTGTAATAAATACACCGGCATTTAATATATGCCTTGTAGCTGTATTAGAATTTGCTGCTGCTAATTTTTGTACACCTACCAATGCTCTTGAATCTGGTGTACTACCATCTCTAGCTTCATTTAATCCGGTCACATCTCTTATCATTTGAAGATAATAATTGTAATTAGCTATAAGACTTTGCATTTTAACACCACCCGCATTATTTTGTATTTCTTGTATAGGTATTTTACCAGGGTTCATATCCCCATCGCTTGTAAAAGATCTACCAATAATACTACCAGTTTGGAAGAACATGTTTAATGCTTCTTGTGGGTTATAGTTTGTTCCATTACCTAAATCAATTTCAGCTAACCCATCAGCGTCTAAATAAATACCATCTGGCACCATTCTTGATAATACTTGCTGTAATTTTAAATGAGTTAATTGAATCATATCAGCAAAACCAGTAATACGTTTAACTAAAGAATCAATTTTACCCTTATACATTCTAGGGGCACAAATAGCGTAATTCATTTTAACCTTAGTGTAATCACTCTTAGGTCTCATCATGTTTTTAGCTAGCTCCCATTTTAGTAAATGCTTTGTGCCTAAAATTAAAACTCCTTCATATAATACTTCTAATGATCTAGATATTTTACCAAATTCACCAGTCATTTCTTCAATTGGCGGGTCAAATGTATCATCTCTTAATATAATTTTTGAAGCACCAGTAGAAGTTTCTTTAACTTTATAAACCTCATTCATATAGGTTTTATAATTAAAATATAAAACTTGAATTTGATTTTTATCTTGATAATAAGCGGTATCATATCTATTATTTGAATAGCCGTTATTATGTAAGCTTTGACTTGAAATATCTTTTAAATCTTCTTCTGTTAAATGTGGAAATTCCTTTTTTAATTCGTTTATAGGTATCGTTTTTACTTCACCTACATAATAAACATCACTGAAATATGGGTCTTCTGTATAAGAATAAACCATATTAGCAGGGTCTACATAGTCTACTTTTACGCCCTCAGCTTCTGTAAAAGTATTTTTAACAGCGCCAATACCTAATGTAGTTATATCGTATGTAATTCTTCTTTTAGTTAAATCATATCTATTACCTTCTAGTAATACATTAATAGCTTGCTCTTCAGCTAATTCAACTTCTTGCTTATAACTAAGCTGCATATGAAGATCTAATTCTTCTTGACTATCAGGTAATTTTTCTGGTGGATTTTCAAATAAGTTTATACCAAAAGCCTCTTGCGCAAATTTATTAAGCTCCTGAGTTTCCATGTCTCTTAATATAGACTCCATATATTTAGTTCTTTTACTAACGCCATATGGGTCTTGGGAATATGCCTTTACATCAAAAGTTCTTTCTGATATACCATTAACTACTATATCAACGAATTTAGGTATAATAGGAACGGGATTCCAATCTAAATTAAGATAAGATAAATCACCATTAATAGATAATTCATCTTTATATTTTTGTATTGATTGTTCACCTCTTGCATATAGTCTTAATCTATTGAATTCTGCTTGGTTATTTCTATATCTTAAATTAGATCCATCTCTATCAAACCACTCATTCTCTATAGCTTTAGCAACCTTAAGCCCATACTCTGCGCTTTCTTTTTCTTGGTCACTTACTACTTGACTAGGGAAAAATCCTTTTACAACTGACTCAGCCATATTATTTTTCTATTAGTTTTGAGCGCATACCCTCCTGTTTATATTTAGCTATGCTTATATTTAGTTTTTCTTTTTTAATTGTAGGATTAGGTTTATATAAATGTCTATTACATGCCATAATAGCTAATCCTGAGCTTATTGCGGCATCAAATTTTGTTCTATTATTTATATCAAATCTAGCCCAATCCTGCAATGTTCTTTGGAAATATACATCTCCAAAAGAATTGTCTTCTTTTATACCAACATTATTTTGTATATACATTTCAATTGCAGCGGCATGAGCTTGTTTTACATCTTCACTTGAATTAGGTATTCCACCTACTTCTTTTTCTGCTGTAGATAATTTATTCCAAACTCTATCGGGTCTATTCATTGAATATCCTCTATAACCTCTTCTTCTTAAATAATATAATAATCTTGGTTTATTATTTTCACATAATATTGGCATTCCGTAAAATACTAATGCCATTAGTACATCTTCAAAAAATATTTCCGCTGTTTGAGGCCTAGCTACATATTCTAAAAAGAAATGATTGGGCGGATGATTTTCCATAGAAAATTTAGTTAATCCATGTAATGCGCCTTTAGACCCTTTGCCATCCGTTGTTCCTGATATATCATAACTATCACAACCAAACGCACCTATATGTTCATTGCCGGGATATTTCATACCATTTTTAGTAATATACTTATTTTGTATACTTATATCCGGAACCCAACTTATTTTAAATCTCCCTTTTGGATTTGGATAAAACATAACAGATGAATCTTTTATACCATTAACCCATTGAAAACTACCAGTGGTAATTTTAGAATCATTATTTAAATCCTCATTAAAATCAATTTGCTCGTATATTTTTGCTAAATTAAATATACTATTTTGGGTTTCATCTCTGAAAGCATGTTCTTCAGTGCGTGGGAATTGTCTATAAAACTCATTTAAAGCATCCCCATCGTGTTTTAATCCCTCAACCTCATTTGTCCAGTGTTCAAGAATTCCTATATCTATATAATCCCCATAGGGCCCCTTTGTCTCTGTTTCTGGTGTGTCGAATACAGGTAGGCCATAAGAATCAATGAATCCCTCGTAGTTCCATTCCATAGGAATGAACAAAGAATATAGTCCTGAGCTAGTCTGTCCATTGCGGTTTCTTTTTGTGACATCTGAATCTTTATATAATTTTTTGAAGTTATCACCACCTTTATCTAAAGCATTTGATGTACTCCCCATCATACACTTTCCAATAATTCTACTACCTAACCTTAAAGTAGTTTTAGTAACCCTCCAGTTATTTAAAATATTATTAGGTCTTTCCCATTTACCACTTTCATCATGTACTAATAGTTTTAGCTTTTCACCATCATAACTATTATCACCAGTATTTTTCCAATCAATTGTAGTATCTAAACCCTGTAAATCTTCTTGATGATCTGTAGACTGTATACTTCTTCTAGTTAATTTACTAGCTGGCACCCTATATGCTAATTCTGTTTTAGGTCTATCCATACCATCTTGGATAGGTTTAAAAAAGAATGGATAATTAACTGATATTGGCACAACCTTGTCAGTAAACATTTTTTTAGCATCTGGACCAGTTTTAGATAATATGCCGTATCTTGCGTCACTAGATATTGTTGCTAAATTTACTACTTCACCTGACGCCATAAAAGAAAACCCAGAACGCCTATTTTTTAAATAACACATTCCATAACATCTTTTATCAGCTTTACATGCTTCCCAAAATAAATAAAATAATCTATTTGCCTCTCTAAAATCAGGCTTACCTACATCTATTTTACTCCATTGTAAATACATATAATGAGTTCCAGTAATATATGTGGGTATCCCCCTATTATAAAACCAAAATCCATCTTCCCTTTTTTGAAATTCATTTTCAATATAATCTATATATTGTTTTTTAAAATCATCAGGGTATTGTTTCCAATCAAATATTGTTTTTATTCTTTGTAACTGTTTTGGATATTCAGTTACCTCCCAAGTGTCATTTTGAAATTTATGTACTTTTTTAGGGACCTTTGGCAAAGCTATTCTAAGATTTTGTATCTCATATATTTCGCCTATCATCCCTGACTTACTTATAACAACAACGTCATGCTCTTTGTTATAGCCGTATTCCCATTTTTTTGCTTTATTAAGCCTTTTAATAGTATTTATCCTAATAGGCTCTATAACCTTATATAAAGTTTGCTGATACATTACTTAGATCTTCTTTCTGCAAACCCACTAAAAGATTCAACTTTTTCTTCTTTTTTAGGTTTGTTATTAAGCATATCTTCTTCTTCTTGTATTCTATTTAATATTTCAAAAGCATCAAATATTGCTAACTTTTTTGTTGCTGCAGCATTTTTTAATCTATCAGCTGATATATCATCATCTGAATCAACAATAGGTTCTTTAGCAACTTTTATTAATTCATCTACTGCTTTATGCCCAGCTTGGATTATATTTTTTTTCGTCTCCTTGATATTCATATTTAATTGTAATAAAGTGTGTTGGTATTCTATATAGTCTTTTACCTTCTATTATAAATTCATATTCACAATTAGGTCTAAACCCAATTAAAGAATCTTTATATATACCTTTTTCATTTAAATCTGGGTCTACATATTTTATAATTCCTCTTAATGGTATTTCTTTTTCAGTAGAAAACATATCAGTATTTTCTAACGGATGTACAAAATTATATCCTTTAACCGGTTTCCATTCACCATCTCTTTTATATGCAAATATTTGGTCAGGCATAACAAAGTACATATCCTCTTTATAAAAAGATTTAGAATTTTTTTCTCTACCTTTTATATCATGCCATCTTCTAAATACATTATGGTGTACAATTACTTCATCACCTTGCCTTATCTCAGTACAGCCAACTGTTGGTGTTTCTAATACTATTGCATTTCTGCTAACATTTTGATGTGTATATATCTCTGTATTTAATATAAGAGTTGTGCCATCTATATCTTTAGTATTATTGTATCTGGTATTTTTAGGTTTAATTATAAAATTGGTTACGCTACGCATTAGTAATCTAAATTGTATTCTACTGAGATAGCCATGTTTTTATTAAAATCTTTCCAAGGAATAATATTGTCATTCTTTTTTATAAATACACAATACTTATCTTTTTCTTCTAATATACAATCTATAACATGCCCTCCATAAACTTCTTGCCCAACAGAATAGTGCATAGAGTCGTTTTTATAATCTTTCCCTATACTAATTTTCCTTACTAGACTCATCTTCTGCTTCTGTTATAACGCCATCGCTAATATTAATATTTACTTTACCGTATTTTTCTTCAAGTTCTTTATGAGCTTCACCAAATTCAGTTCTTTCAATTTCTACAATTTGATGCAGTACTTTATGCTTTGCATTTTCAATATTACCAAGCTCTAATTTTAAATTATTTAATTTACCAATAATACTTTGTAAATTTTCTAGTTCTTTTTTAGTTATTTTTTTTGCCATTTTATTTAATTTTAATTGATTAATTTCTATATATATTATTACTTATTTACTGTAATTTATAAATATTACCAAGGAACGCCTACCATTACTGTTGGCGGGTTCTGTGTTTTAACTATATCTGCATCTATTTTAGCTTTTAAATCACTTATTGGAAGATTAGCTTCTAACCAGCCTTCAACTTTAGATTTAGTTAAATTAGCATAAGCAGTCCAATCACTAAGATCACTTGTTTGTATTTCTACTATACCAGAAAGTGTACTTTTAGTGTTATCGGAATCATCAATTCCTATATAATTATAAGGTATCGCTGTTACTACATTTACTCTATTTCCTACTTTTGGGATACATTTTAATTGTCCAATTTCCCAAGTATATGTTATTGCCATAATTTATTTATTAATTTATATTTAACATTGTGTGCTAGAAGATACTTGCTCATCTTCAACTTCTATATGATAATAATAACCAAAGTGAGGCCCAATTTTATAATTACCATCACTTAATGGAGTAGTACCCGCTGAATCTGAATAAACACTATCATTAACCCCCGGTAGTGTACTACTGCCATCATGATAATAAGTTTGATTAACAAATGCGCTACCTAAACTACAAGGTGATTTTGATTGTACAGTAGAGCTAGTATAACTAGTTAAAGATGCTGTTGCGTCTTTATCGTAACTATAAAAACTTTGAAAAGTAACAGGTGTTGTGCTTGGTGGATAAGAAGCACTATTAGTATTTATTGATGGATAAGATTGCCCTGACCCATATGAATTTCCACCCGCAACTAAATCCCTAACAGATATAGGGTTTGTAATTGTTCCTGAGCCCCAAGTGCCATATGCGCATTCTTGAGCCATATTTTTCAAATTTAAAGCACCACTACCTGGAATTGCCATCTTTTACTTGTTTTTTAAGTTCTTCAACTTCAGCTTTTAAATCTTTAATAGCTTCAATTAAATACCCTGTTAAGTTACCATATGATACACCCAATGTATCATTTGTTTCAGTAACTAATTCTGGAGCTACTTCTTGCATTTCTTGCGCTATAACCCCAGCCCCTGGGTTGTTAGTATCTATTCTAGTAAAACTAACACCGCGCATGTCGTATACTTTAGAGCCATCTAAAGTTTTAATATCTTTCTTTAATTTTCTGTCAGAGAATGCTACAACGTCATTATTAAATGTTGCTTTACCAGCTTCCGACATATCTACTGTTAAGGCCGTAATAGCGGACATTCCATCTTCCCCTTTAAGAATAAAATCACAATCAGAATTTACAATGTCTATTGTAAAGTCCCCTCTGGAAACATCTAATTGAGGTGTTGAATCACAATTAAATGTAAATGCTGTAGTGCCAGAGTCCTGCATATATATTTGATCGCCTGCCGCATCCAATGTAATATCACCGCTACAATCTATTTTAAAGCTACCGGTAACATCCATTTCTGGAGTGGAATCTAAATTAAATACAATACGCTCTGAGCCGCCATCTTTAAATCTAATTTGATCACCCGCAGCATCAAATATAATATCCCCTACATTAGTATCAAAATACCAATTAGAGCCATCATGTAATATAGACGCGTCTCCATCAGAACTTGCTCCGGTACCAAAATGACACCCTACACTGTCAGGGAAGCCTGCTTTTATATTAAAATAAACAACATCACCACCGGTTACCGCATGCATTAACTCCATGTATTGAGTATCACCACCAGCTCCTAACATTAATTCATCATTCGCCATTACTGTAATATCACCAGAGCCGTCTATTGTAAAGTTACCAGTAACATCTAACTCAGGCGTTGAATCTACATTTAAAGTAACAATTGTTGAACCCGCATGCTTAAAGTTTATTTGTTCACCATCAGCATCTAAATTAATATCTCCCGGAGCATCAATAGTAAAGTTACCAGTACCGCTTTCTGAAAGAACAACGTCATTACTACCATCAGAGGTAATAGACATATCACCTACAATTTCTAATCTATCTGCACTTTCATCCCACAGCATATATTTACCAGCGGTAGCTCCATGAAATTTAACGTCATAACCAGTATCATCTACACCGACTGTTACATTGCCATTTATTTGGGTGGTAGCGTCTATTGTAGTGGTTCCATTTAGATAACTAGTTCCATTGTTATAAAAATCATAACTTGTATTTGTAGCACCAATATATAGTCCGTCTGCTTGTAAATCTCCAGTACAAGTTATATCTTGAGAGGAGTCTATTGAAAGAGCACTTGTACCAGCTGTTACTATTCTAAAAGTATCATCACCTCCTCCAAAACCAAAATATGTATTAGTAGGATCTTCACCTATATGATAAATATCACCAGCTATATTCATTGTTCCAGAAAAAGACGTATTTGTTGCTGTTATTCCAGAATTAAATGTTGCATATCCAGCATCTGACATATCTAACGTAAGGGCTGTAATATCTGCGCCACCATCTGTACCTTTAAATATAATATCAGCATCATCAGCGGATTGGTCTATGAATAAATCCCCTGTATTATTATAAATATAAGAATTACTTCCGTCATGGTATAAATCTAAATCTTTGCCTGCACCAAGTGTTATATGCGATTTATCTGCCCAGATAGTATATGTTGCGGTTGTTACACTGCCGTCATGTGTTGCTTCACCACCATCAAGCCAAAAATATGTTGTAAAACCACCATTCCCATCATCTGCCCTAAAAGCAATATCTTTATCAGTAGCTGTTGATTTTATTTCAAGATCACCAGTAACATTTAAAATACTACTCATATCACTACCTGTACTACTATGATAGATTCTTAAATCTCCACCACTGGCGTCACCAAGTTCTATTTGTTTTTCATCAGGTATAATTATGTCCCCTAAAAAAGTTGCATTACCAGTATCTAAAGCTATTGTTAAAGGTGTTATACTAGTTGTTGAAATAGTAAAATCAGTACCCGTTGCTGTTAATGATGGATCTAAGCCACCACCCGCTAAGTTGTTAAATGTTAATACTGGTGTTGATTTTGCTATGGTAACATTACCTGCAAAAGTTGCAGATGAATCATTATTTTCTAAATATAATATATCATCACCATCGCCATCTATAAATTTAAAACCACCTCTACCTGCTGTTCCACCTGTAGCTGCGTTTGTTTTAAAATCTAATCTACCATAACCAGCAGCAGCATCACCAGTATTTTCTACTCTTTCTAAAGTTGTTACAATGTCAGCTGTAGTTATTTTAAAATTATCATAAGGTGTACCACCAGCTAATCTATTTACATTTATAGTTCCGCTTATTGTAACATCACCTGCAAAAGTTGATGTTCCTGTTCCAGCAACTGTTATACCACTATTAAAATGTGCCCAACCAGCATCTGACATATCTAATCTAAAAGCTGTTATATTTGTTCCGCTAGTTCCATTCCCATCATTACCAAGAAATTTTATATCTTTATCTTCGGTAATATTTTTTATAACAAAATCTTGAGAACTATTTGATAATCTACCAAATTCAGCACTACTAGCTCCTCTTAATACTATGTCATTTCCACCTGAATCTAATCTTATATCATCTACAGCAGCAATAGTAAAATCACCACTACTACTTTCTGCAAGTGTAGCGGAATTACTACCATCTTCAGAAATATATAAAGTACCTTCTAAATAATTTTTTGATGCCCCAGTAGAGTATATTCCCCAGTGGTTTGTTACAGTTGCGCCTCCTGCAACTGCCGAACTGCCATAAAACTGATAACCACTAGTAACTGTGCCATCATTTATATCAAGAATACCATGAACAGCNCTTGCAGTATTCATTGTGGCACTATCTACTTCCATTTCTACTTCAAATCTCCCGCCATCTGCATAGGTAAACATACCTCCACCACCACCAGTTGTAGTATCTACTTTTCCAAATACTCCATATACATTACTAATTACTTTGTCACTATCAGCACTCTGAGTCGCCTCAAAATGTCCTCCATATAAATTACTTATAGTTCCACCCGCATTATCAGCTTGTGCGGAACCATGAACACCTTTAGCATTATTTACTGCTCCAGCTGTATGCCCGGCGATAGTTTGAAATCTACCTCCTGATACATTACTTACAGTATCATATGCAGTAGTTCTACCATTTTTAGCATAAGAATATACCCCATAAAGTAAATCAGCATCTCCAGTATCAACTACATTTGCTTCTAAACCATATAATCTAACTTCATCTGATGTATCTCCACTTGTAGATGAACTGTCTAAATCTGCATATATTGCTCTATATGTTCTATCAGCTGAAACCGCTGTTGAACCTGATACATTAAAATCTGATTTAAAATTAGTATAATTTACATCATCATCAGTAGATACATCGTGCTTTAGTTTAAACCTATCGGTAGTAGAAGGTGCCCCACCAAATCCTAGATACTGCTTAGAACCACTTAATAGTAGTTCCATATTTTCATTACTTGTAACGCTTGAGTTTAATCCAAAATTAAATATACTATCTTTTGCACCAAAATAAACAGTTGTGTCGTTATCTGCTAGGGTAAATTTAGCTGTATCATCTGTACTTGCCATTGAGAGTAACACGTTCCCAGTCCCAGAATCAATACTGATACCAGAAGATAAATTTTGAAAAAATGCTTGTGTTTCAGATATGTATAATTTTCTGCTACCATTTACAGCAAAACCAACTTGATGGTCACCAGGCCAGTACATACCAGTATTAGTGTCTCCAGTGTTACCTATTGCTGGGGCACTTACACTGCCATCAGGCAAAGATAATACTCCTGATACAGTTAATGTACCGGTAATAGATTGATTGCAAATTACATTTGACATTTATTTTATTTTATTTTGTTTACCCACACGGTCTCATGTTGACAGAATAAGTGTCATCAGTTATATTTCCGTTGAATAAAATTGTTAACGTAGTACCGTCAGTTGCCCTAGTTATACATGGATATACTGTTGAAAAGTCACTTTGAAGCATTACTTCTACCATTACTTTTCTTGAATCCATTGAACCAAAGTTTGACATTGTAATTACATATGTTGTTGTACCAGCACCACTATCATAAGTTCTGGCTATACCAGTTGTATCGTCATCTAAATGCTCATTACCATATCCTTTTGCAGCATTAGAAAGCATTGAAGGTTCAACTGCTCCAGCTTGAATAGTTGCAGCTGCCGTAACATTACCACTACCATCAAAACTTGGAGATGTCCAAACAACATCACCAGTCATACCTATTGTTCTACCTGTAGCTAAAGCTGTTGCTGTTGTAGCATTACCAGCAAAAGTTGTAGCGGTCATAGTACCAGTGCTAGGATTATATGTAAGACCAGTATCTGTTTCTATTCCTTGACTACCGGTTGCGCCATCAACAAAAGTTGGGTAAACTGTTTCATCTGAACTGTTATTCGCTGACGCTGTAACGTTGGTGGCTACTGTTGCAGTATCCGCTGTACCAGTTACATCACCAGTTATATTACCAGTAAATGTTGCTGTAACACCTGTTGTGGTTAGCATTCCAGTACTTGGATTATAAGTTAATCCTGTATCAGATTCCGCGCCTTGTGTACCAGTAGCTCCATCTACAAATATTGGGTATACAGTTTCATTTGTAGAGTTGTTAGCAGATACCGTAATATTTGTTGCAACAGTGGCTGTATCAGCAGTACCTGTCACATCACCTGTCACATCACCTGTCACATTACCTTCTAAGTTTGCAACTAATGTACCTTTTGTTTCTATGTCCGCAGTGTTCCCTGGTTCTGTCGTTGTAAGTCCAAGATACCATTTAGGCGTAGATATACCCGTGCTAGCATCATAATACATTACATTATATTTAGTACCAGAAGCAACTATTTTACCATACCATCCAATATCAACCGAGTTAGCTGAATTATCTTTAGCGTATTTAAACATGTTGTCACCGATAGCGACTGTTGTTGAATCAATAATTGTTGATGTACCATTTACTGTTAAATCACCAGCTACTGTTAAATTATCTGCTACAGTCGTTTCAGAAGTTGAATGACCTATTGTAATTGCAGTACCACTTATACCAGTACCAATAGAAACTGATTCGCTTGAATTCCCGGTATCTATTATTAAATAAGCATCACTACCTTGTTTTATTGTAAGAGCAGTAGCTGAATTATCACTTACTGCTATATTAATATCTGTACCATCTGCAGATATACTATCTAAAGCAATATCGCCAACATTTGTTATATTACCATCTGATACACTTAAGCTATCAACTGTTGCAGCGCCTGTATTAAATGTACTACTACCATTATCTATATTACCAAATCCTGAACTTATTGCCCCACCGCCTAAAGTACCAACACTTGTTATATTTGTTTGCGCCGCCGTTTGTAAAGTTCCTGCTAATTGAGTTGCAGTTAATCTTCCAGTGGATGGATTATAATAAAAATCACCATCCATTTCAAGACCTACATTACCAGTAGAGCTTGTTGCACCTTCAACAAATGTGATTAAATTATTTTCGTTTGTACTTTCATTATCTGTAACTAAAACATGCGCAGCATTCGTTGCATCTGTTACAGTTATACCCGCTATATATGTGCTTAATGCTGTTCCAGCAACCGTATAAGCATCAGCCTCCATAGTTCCATCAATATCAGCATTACCTGAAATATCTAAAGAAGCACCATCAATTTCTCCAGTTACTGTGATACTATCTACATAAGCATCTTTCCATCTTACTGAACTTGAACCTAAATCAACATCACTATCAGTTTCTGGTCCAAATATTCCATCCGCTACATATACTTGTTCTGCATTGTCAGCATAGAAATGAATTTGATTTGCTGTTTCAAAATCTATTTTAGTTTGGTCGTCTTCACCAAGTTTAAGATCTGTTGCAAGTATACTAGTTATAGTGGTTTGAGCTGCACTTACTTCAATATCATCTGCATTAGCAGTAATACCATTACCACCTATAACATTTAATGTTGGTATTGGTCCACTTAAATTTGTACCTGTCATACCAGTACCTGCTACAATTGCAGTTAAGTCACCAGTTGCTGACCCTAATGCAACCCAACTAGATCCATCATGATATTTTAATTTGTTACTATCGCCGGTATCAACATATAATGCCCCGATAGAAGCAGTTGGCGCCGACCCGCTTGCGAACACTCGCATATTTTGCAACACATTGTTGTTTATATCGAGATTACATAAATATTTTAAAGCCATAGTTTTTTTGTTTTATTTTAATTTGTTAGTTTAAATATGCTTTACCAGAGTTTGCACTTGATAAAGTCACTGTTACATTATTTGCGTCTATATATTCTACTTCTCCTTGAACTTGATCACCTGTAGGTAAAACTATTGTTACAGAAGGATTTTTATTTAAGTTATGGTTAATAGACCATGTAGTCGCTACGCTAGCTTGGTAATGTATATAATTTAAATCTTTCTTTTTACTTGTTATAGTATAATATTGATTATTAATTAAACTACCATTGCCGCTTTTATAAGTTATAGCCAGTGTGTAAAAATTACTATCACCAGCTAAATTTGTTAAAGTGTCTAAGCTATAAATACCAAAAACATTTGGATTATCTATAGATGTTATTGTTATTTCAGTAGAGATCCAAGTATCTATAAGATTTACTCTAGTATTTACAGTATCACCGTAATTATATTTACTAGCTATAATTGATGTTAATCCATTAAATGCAACTTCATCAGCAGATGCTGTTGCAAAAGATAGACTACCCTTCTTTCTTCCGCCAGTCATTTTAGAATCAAAGAAATAAGAAACCATCGGCGCACCTAGATTATTAAAGTAAGTTATAGACTTACCTAAAGCATCTAAAGAATATTGTTTTGTGGCCCCGCCCTGGTCAGAACCCAATAATAAATCTGATTTTGATGGATCGGAATCTATTGGATACTTATTAATTCTAGCCATTTATTTTTTGAATATACTTGTTACCTTTTCTCCACTACGTCCGCCGAAATACGCTAATACAACAGCCATCATTACTTTTTCAAAAGTATCATTCCATGTAACTCCTATATTAAAAGGTATTGACTCTACACTATCTAATATACCAGCTAAAGAAAATATTACAATACACCATACTAAAACTAGTGGGCGTACATTTTTTGAAAGCCAAGAATCAGATGCAGCGTCTGCTTGCCATCTCGAAGTTATAGCTTCTATTTCTTTATTTTGTTGTTCGTATATTAATTGTTGAAGTTTAATTTTATCGTCATTACTAGCGTCTGATTTGCCAATAGCAGATATAGCTTCCTCTGGGGAAGTAACCCCTTTTAGAACATTACCCAAAGTTGGGTTAATTACAGAGGCCGCGCCAAATAAAAGTTGCCCTACGGTTGTATCTTTAAATTTCTTTTTACTCATTTTTTAAGGGTTTTTCTATAACATATTTAGCTCCAGGAAATGTATAATCAAAACCAGGATACATAACTTTAGTATAGCCTCTATCATCTATACCTAAAACTTTATGTTCTACACCTTTCATTGTTATTTTATTTCCTTTAATTATATTATAAGGGTTATGTCTGTCTGGACTATCTTTTAAATATCCTTTTATTGAGAAGCTCATTACTTGCCTCTTTTAGCTCTATTCTTAATTCTTTTTTCAAGCCTCTTCTTTTTCTTTTCGCTTATACCTTTTCTGTTAAGCTTACCTTGAAGTCTTCTAGTTCTATTTGATGTAGTACTTCCGTCGCCAAAACCATGTTTTTCATACAATCTTCTAGTTCTATTATCCATATACTTACCAGCCTCAATATCAATATTTCTTGGCATTTGGCCTACATCAGCTGCGGCCATTGCGTCATATAACTCTGGAGAACCTGCAGTATAGCCACCTTCGTTAATTAATTTACTTTCAAGTGCTTTATATTCATCAGCATTAAGTGGTCTTCCTGAAGTACCTTGATTATGCTGACCTAAATTAACACCCATCATATTTCTTGTATGTGGGGAATCTTCAGCTAAATTAAATACTGAAAGATCTGAATCTGTAGCTCCTGATAAAATTGCTAAATCTTCAGCTCCAGGCTCCATACCTCTTCTTATAGCTCTTCTAACTCTTCTATTAGCTGCTGCTCTTTTTCTTTCTGATGATCTACCTATAACATTAATCATTCTTTGATTACGTCTTGCTTGGTGAGGAGTTAATATATTTGTATCTCTACCTTCATATGATCTTGAAAAGCTTTCTTGGTGCATTTGATCATCTCCACCACCCTCAGCACAATCACATGTTTGAGTTGCTTCATTCCATACAGGTGTTGAACCATCAGCACAAGCCTCATATTCAGAACAACGATCAAATTGGTCATCTGGCAACCTATCACAATTTACTTCTGGACAAGTTGGGCTAGTACCGCTTTCTACACCTTCACAACATTTTGCCCATTTATCTACGTCATCTCTTCTTGAAGCGTTAACTAAAACATCATCAGCCCCTTCTAGCTCTTGGTCTAGAGTTACTCCACCTGCACCTATATTTATATTTGATTCTACATTAGGATCATCAATACGTTGTAAAAATGGAGTTTCACCCCATAGGTCATTACCTTGCCCGTCTCCGGCGAATCTAGGATTGACCGGCATGATTTGTCTGTTGTGCCCTAATTTAAGAGAGCCTCTTTTCATTCTAAAAGCCATAATTTATTTATTCTGTTGTTTCTATTGGTTTACCACACCTACCTTTTTTCTCATCCCAGGCTCTACCTAGTTCTGAGCAAGCTGATTTTGCTTTTTCTAATTTAGCAGCTTCTTCCGCGTCTATTTTAGCATGTTCATTATCTCTACATTCTTGGTGCTTCATTCCTTCTAATCCTCCGCAAGGATCTATTGGTTCATTTTCGTTTTGACATTTTTTTAATGCAAGACCTTTAAGACCTTGCTCAATACAACTTTTTCCTTCGCTTGCTGCTTCAGCTGCTTCAGTAGTTGCACCTATACCCATTCCAGCTTCCATTGCGCCCATTATATTTGTAAAGCCTAAACCTGCAGCAGCGCCAGCGCCATGTACCAAATTTGCGTCAGCCTGTTTTATTGGCGAAACACTATCTACCATGCCTGGGCGAATTACATTGTTATATCTTAATTTAAATGCCATAATTTAGTTTGTTATGCGTTACCGTACGCGCGTTGTTTTGCTGATGCTTCCCAAGGAAATCTTCCATCGCCTTCTTTTAGCCATTTACCTTTCCAAAGAATTTTACCATTACCTCTAGGATAACTATTTCCATTCCAAATAACTTCATTGTCATTGTAACTTAGTTTACCTGTTTTCATGTCTTCTTGGTGTTTAAGCTCCTCCTTAACAGCATATGCCTGTCTAGCCGGCGAAGCGTCTTCACTTACAAATATAGTACCATCCATATTAGCTTCAGCTACAACACCTGGCTCTAATTTTTTTTCAATTACAGGATGACTGCTTCTTTGCTTAAATGGTGAATTAAGTTGTATATAAGTCATTTTATCCTTTAGCTACCTTTTTTGCAGCTTTTTTGCCAGCTCTAGCTATTTTACGCTTTGCTTTTCTTTCTGCTCTTCTTTTTAGTTTTTCAACTTTTGGATTTGGTGATGCACCAGTTTCTGGATCAGGCACACCATACCCACCAGCTTTTTCAATTTTATCTTCAAGCCACATTTCTACATCTTTACTTGCTTCAAACTCAGCTGTTTCTACAGGGTCTACACCTAGTTGTTTTACTGGGCTTCCTGTTGCATTTCCGCCACCCGATCCATCTAGTGGAGATTTTGGTGAATTATTAAATAAGTATGATTCAGGTTTAGTTGCTATAGGCATATTTCCAGCAGGAGTAGTTACAACACCACCTTCTGCTTTAATATTTTGCTCACCCTCACCTTGGCCAATACCAGACATAGCCGACCTTACTCTCATTGTTATCGGTATATTTGCTGTTCCTTTTGTTCCCATGTTATTTATTGTTAATTTTTAATTTATAGTATGCGGTGGGTTAACACCTTTTTTGTTAAAATAGTTTTCTCTTTCTTCTTTACTCATCGAAGCCCATTTTGCTAATCCTAGCCCACCAGCTGGGAAAAGATAATTGTGCTCTCTATGAGGGCCACTATAATATGCTTTCATTGCATCTTGATCTTTAATACTAGGAATATCCCCACTACCCTTTAAACTATCTGTAACTCTGCGCATTTCAGAAAGATAGTTTTGTGTAAGTTTATAATCATAAGGGCCAGTGTGAAAAAATTCTTCTTCTGACATTTCTTCACCCTCTATTTTTTTTTTAGTTTCACCGTCATCAGCTACTAAATACTCATCACCTCCTATAAACTTATTTTTTTTTTTAACTTGTTTAATAGGGGCAGTACCACCTGTTTGTAATTCTGGTTTTGGTTTTGTAATATTTTCAACAAAATTTTGCGCCGCATCACCAACTTTTGACATTACTGATTTAACTTTTGGATGCTTTGATACTGCAACTAAAGCGGGACCTGCTACACCGAATGCTGCTCCTTTTAGGAAAGTTGATGCTGCATTTTTCCAGCCATTAGCTTTTTCAGTAACTGGTTTAACAGTAGTAGTTTCATCTTGTTTCCAATTTCTCCTTGTATACTCATCTCTTCTTTCTTGAGTATTTAAAGGATAGTCCTTCATTTTTTTAGCCTTAACCTTAGGTTTAGACCTTATATCTTTAAATGTTTGTAGCAATGGAGACGGTACAGGAAGAGCCGTTGGGCTTTCGTCTAGTTGTTTAGTCGCAGCTACATTTTTATGTGGTTGTTGATAAGCCATGATTAATTAGTTTTATTTGTTATCCTTTAGTCCAGTAAGCATACTCAAGCACAGCTGTACCAGCAGCTGATTTAGCTCTAACCCCTTGAGCTGCTTTTATTGGGAAAAAGCATATTTCGGTAGGGCTTAAATCTGAAAACGCCTGCGTTCCATTTATTGTCTCTAAAACAACTGTCTGAGTTGAATCAGTGTTTTTAGCATAAAAATACACTATATCAGTTGATGACGTAGGAACTAAGTTTGTTGCAGCTGTTGTTAAAACAGCATTTGATATACCAACAGAAGGATTAGTAGTTGTCAAAGTATCAGTTACAGATAAACCTAAAGTTTCGTTTGCTGAAACAGTTGTACTATCTAATGTTAATTTTGCAGTTATTGTTGCCATTTGTTTGTTTGTTTATTATTTATCTATCTTTATCTTTAATCATATCATCTATAGCTTTATTATAAACTTTGTCTGTATATGATTTATTATTATAAAATGTGTTTCGCTCGCTAGTAGGCAAATCTTCCTCAGCAAGTAATATTTTGTATATCCTAGTGATTAATTGTTTACACCGGAAGGATGTTTTGTAAACAGTATATTTAATTGAAGTTCTATTGCGGTGGCGCCATACATCTATCCAACCTTCTCTACGAAGCCTTTCCCATCGGTTTTTATCCCATGAATATGTATATACGCCATCTATAAAATCATTACGCGTAAAATGGGTTTTACAATCTAAATAGATAAGTAATTCCAAATCCGCGTCTTTTAGGCCATAAGTTTTACAGGCCCATTTTCTAACGAGCCTATAATACTTAAGTAATTTTATATCTTTTATATCTTGTGCAGAGAGCTTCATTCTACCAATACTACATCTCCTAAATTTATAACTGTGTATAATTTATCTTTATAGGAAATACCATGACCAGCATGTTTGTCGTAAAAGATAATATCGTCTTTACTAACTCCCAGTACTTTGTCACCCACGCTAATAACTTTAGCTTTTTTGTACCTAACCTCAGTATCTTTAGCTTCTGCTATAACGAGGCCGCCAACTTCTCTTGGCTCCTCTTTTATCTTTTCTATTATTATATAGTAGTTTATTGCCTTCATTCTTCTCTTACATTTGAAATTACACAATCTGCAGAGATAATTGTTTTTGCAACAGATACCGCATTTTTCAATGCTGACTTGGTAACTAATAGCGGATCGATAATACCTGCTTTAATCATATTCTTAGTACAACCACAAGTTACATCAATTCCTGTTCCCTCTTCATAAGTATGTTTTGCTCTTTCAGCCATATTAGCATTTTCTAATACTTTTATAAATGGGGCTTGAATTGCATTTATTAATATAGTCTCTCCTCCTCCTTTATGGAATTCTATCCTTTCAGCAGCATTTAATAGTGCAACACCACCGCCTGGGACTATACCTTCTTCAATTGCAGCTTTTGTCGCATATAAAGCATCTTCTACTCTATCTTTTTTCTCTTTTAACTCAACTTTTGAGTATGCACCTACTTTTATAATACCAACTAAGCCAGAAAGCATAGCCAATCTTTTTTGATGTAGGCCTTTCCAAAATTTATCTTTGGTTTCCTTGATCTTTTTTTCTACTACTTTGATCCTTTCTTCAAAAAGCTTAGGATCTTTGTCTACAGTAAGCACAGTAGATTTTTTATCTGTTACAGATTTTTTAGCTCTACCTAAAACATCAGGGCTAATCATGTCCATATCGTCGCCAAGTTCCTCATCGATAATTTTTGCACCCGTTAATAGTGATAAATCTTCTAAAGTATCTCTTTTTGATGGGCCAAATCCTGGAACATCTATAACATTTACCTTAATATTGCCTTTTACCTTGTTCATTAGCAAAGTTGCAAAAGGTTGTTGCTCTAATTCTGCAATTATAAGCAGTGATTCTTTAGATTTTACTATAAATTCCAAAATACTTTGTATTTTACGTACATTTTGGATGGGAGAATTTACAATTAATATATATGGATTGTCTAAAATTGCTTTATGCTTGTCTTTATCAGTAATTAAATGGGGAGATTTTAATTTACAGTCAGAAAGCTCAACACCATCTACAATTTCGATGTGATCTTGCTCAGTTTCTGAGGTTTCCATTAAAACTACGCCATTTTTACCTACTTTTCCGTAAGCTTCTGCAATTAAATCGCCCAATTTTTCGTCATTATTACAAGAAATTCTTGCAACATGCTTAATCATCTTCTCATCTGCGGGTTTTTTAATTTTTTCTAGGTATTCTAGTACCTTTTCTAAAGAAAAATCTATGCCTTTTTTGATATGTCTAATATCTTCGAAGCCATCATACTCTTCATATTCTTTTAAAATGGAGTGAGCAAGGATAGTAGCCGTAGTGGTACCATCCCCTGCTTCTTCCACTGTATTACTAGCAGCTTCTTTTATTAAAGTAGCTCCTATATGTTCGACCGGGTCTCTTAAGACTACGCTTTCCGCAACGGTTACTCCGTCTTTTGTAATTACCGGCCGACCCATGGTGTCTTCATAAACAACACATCTTCCCGATGCTCCTAATGTTGAGCCAACTGCTTTGGCTAACTTAGTAACACCGTTCATGATTTTTTTCCTAGCCTTTTTATTAAAGCTAAGATCTTTAACTATATTGTTAGGGTTATTATAATTCATTATATTAAATTGTATTTATGTGGTTTATTAAAATGTTTTTACTACTGTAGGCCCTTTTAAATAATCTAATTTCCTTTTGTAGTGTTCTACTGATCCATCAATAGCGGCTTCTGCGCCTTCTACTGTTTCTCTACGTGTAACATCGTGCCATAAATCTTCTTTTTCTAGATCTTTGTACTCTGTTTGGTAAAATCCATTTGGTAATTGGGTTATTCTCCAGTTTTTCTTTTCTGAAATATGTTTCCAACCATTAATGGTTTCATCGGATACTTGTGGTTGACTAGTCCACGTTCTAGTCGAATAAAATAGTGTCATTGGTTTTGGTTTTAATGATTAATAAAAAATAGATATAAGGCGCCAATTAAGACGCCCTAATCTAAAAAGGTTTTGTAACTTACGATACAACTACTGCTGAAGGATCTATTGAGTCAGTATCAATATCTACTGCTACTAACTTTAGTTCTGAATCAGCCATTAGCGTATTATAAGCGGTTTGAAAAGCTTCGATAGCTTTCCAGTCTGCTACTCCAGCAACTGTAATACTTACTAGTCTACCACCACTGTTACTACATGTAACTGTAGTTGCATTATGCAAAGACTGCCCAAAATTAGTTGTACTATCTACTGATAAATAGTGCGTATAAGATTGACCACTTGCTAAAACTGTAAAGGATAATTGCTTTTTTCCGTAATTTGCCATGATTAATTGTTTTATGTATTATGTATTTGTTTTTGGGTATATCGAATAAGGTATTTGGTGTCAGTAACCATAAGAGCTACTAGTATTTTCGTTTTTGGTACCACCTTCGCCACCACCCCTATTTTTCGATGCTGGTATACACTTTCGTGTGCGATGGTCATAGTCATATCCTTTGCGGCAGTTTTGCTTCTGTGCATCTCTTTTCTTTCTCTTACCCCATTCGCTCATGGCATAGGCTTTGTCGCGTGCGTCCTTAGCTCTACGTGCTGCCGGAGATAATTTCTGTCCCATATCTATTAATATTACATAAGTTTGTAGAAAGTTAAGAAAGTGACGCTAGCCTTATATTATATATATACTTATCCTATATATTATACGAAGTATAATATTATAAGGGCGTAAGGTGACACTAGGGTATTACTTATATACATTATATACCTAACGTCACATATATTGGGAGTTTGGGTTACTCTTCTCTATATACCCTATCCCCTT